CCCTAATTTTCAATGATTTTTAGAGAATAATAAAAATGAGGTGCTGAAAACCCTTATAAATCAAGGGTTTTACAGTATCAATATCAAGAAACAGAGAATATAAGAATAGCAAGAAATCACTGTTTCATTCGGATTTTGAGGAGGTGGTAAAGATAAAAGATATTGATATTTTTCAAGCAATATTAAATAAGAACTATGATGTTTGTTATGAAATTGAAAAAGGTTGTGGTGAGAGATGGGCTAATGGTGAATTGGTAAATTATAATTCAGGTAATGTGATTTTATATAACCACGACAGACAAGTTATTTATCATATTCCGTATAAAGGTATCAAATGGTTATTACCATGTAAATCTAAATTAAAGTAATCAGTCTTGAACAATTCGGTTCAAAAATTCCAAAACAAAAACGTCACGAATAATATATAAAATCCGTGACAAACAAGAGAATAACTAAATGCGGATAGCATTTGTATGGGTGGAAGAACAGCATACCCTTGGGCTTTTGCGCTCAAAAATCACTTTTGAAGATAGATTTTTACATAAATTTATTTTCTGTGTTCCAGTCGTAAGACTGTTCAAATATAGTTATCAAAAAATTTTATTACATATTATAAGGAGGACATTTTTTAAATGGCAGAGACAAAGAAAAAAGGAAGATTATTTGATTTACCTGAGACAAAGGGTGCATTCCAGTTAAAGGGAGTTGTATCTGGTATGGAAAAGGATACAGCATTTAAGGAGATTAAGACCAAGAGTGGCAAGCCTATGAGAATGCTTAACTTTGGTACAAGCTACCTTGATGGAGAGACATTATATGTTAATCTTCAGGGAATGGAGCAGGAGAATGTTTATTTCTCTAAGAGAGCTGAGAAGAAGGGCGAAAAGGCTGATACTGTAAAAGTACCTTGGGCTGATAGATTTTCTTATAACCGTGAAGGCTACCGTATGATTGGTAAGAATATTGGTGTAAAGAAGAAGGTTGATTCTGAGGGCAAGACAGTTAATGACAAGAAGGTTCTTACAGATTTTGATGCTTGCAAGGAAGTTAAGGAGAATCTGAAGGACGGTGCAAGTGTATTTGTTCGTGGAAATCTTGATTATAGCAGCTTTACAGATGACAAGGGTAATAAGAGAACATCTACAAAGCTTGTTCCAAATCAGATTTCACTTTGTTCAGAGGTCAACTTTGATGATGAGAAGTTTGAGAAGCAGAACGATTTTAACCAGGTAATTATTTTCATGGGTATCGAGCAGGAAAAGGATGATAACGATAAGCCAACAGGTAGATTTATTGTCCTTGCAAAGATTGTTACATACAGCAATATTGAGGATGTTCAGTTTATCATTGAGGATAAGGCTCTCGCTAATAAGTTTAATAAGTCACTTAAACCTTACAATGCAATTAAGGTAAGTGGACATATGGTTTCTTCTACTCAGACAGAGACAGTTACAACAGATGATGATGACAATTGGGGTGAAGAGGACAGTATGGATAAAGTATCTGCACCTACAAAGAGAGAGTTTATTATCACAGGAGCAAAGGGTTCTTCAATTGATAAGGAACTTTACACAGAGGAGAATGTAACAGAGGCTATTGCAAAGATTAAGAATGCAAATAAGGCAGAGGAGAGTTTTGGTTCTGACTCTAATGACGATTGGGGAAGTGCTGATGGTCTTGACGGATCAGACGAGGATGAAGCTTGGGATTAAATAATTC